TTTTATTGAAAGTAGTTATTCCCTCTATTATAATAAAATAACTTTCAGTTTTTTCATCAGGTTTTAAATTACCAAATCCTTCAAATAATTTATAAATCGAAGCAAATACTTTATAATTAGGTACTTTAGAAGAAAATAATTGATTAACATCATATTTTTCTTTTATTTCTTTAATTATATTATACTTTTCCCGTCTCAATACAGAATTATTTAATTTATCCCTATGTCTTAATATTTCAGATAAAAAGAAATCAGCCTTTTTATCTGATTTGAATTTTTTTGTCACTAATAAATTATATAATGCTAATTCTTTTCCAACCTCCATATGTTCATTAAATCTTTTTTTAATGATTTTAAGAGCATCTGATTCTNTGTCTTTATTTAAAACATCTACAGTAACTTGTCTAAGTAAAAACTCAAACAAAAGACCTGTATTTCTCAACTTATTATGTCTAAAATTTGCCATAAAAAATTCCAAAATATTTAATACAATTATTCATATATAAATATAGTTTATTTTAGAATAAGAGTATTAATTAATCTTCTAATATATTTTCCTCACTTAATAATGAATTATTTGACTTTGGAAATCTATTTTTGAGTTGATTTAAAATACCTTCACGTGCTACAGCAGTATGTGCTTTACTTGTAGCAAGAGGCGATTTACCTTTAAACTCACGTTTTCCGAAACTCCTATGACGTTTTTGTACAGTATCGCTGTCATATACATCTTTTTGAGTTTCCTTTCCACTAAATGGGTCTTTTTTACTACCACCCCAATCACCAGACCTTGCCATTTCTTCATCGTCTTCACCTTCATCACCTACTGGTTGTTCTGCCGGATCCTGTCCTTCTGTTTCGATTTGTTCTAATCTAAATTTCTGTTTTGTATCTTCTACAATGTTCTTATAAACCTCAATTTTTTCTTCATCAGACATATCAAATATATTATCATAAACCCATTTACGACTAAATAATTTAACATCCATAGCTTTTTCAGCAATCTCCAATCGTTGATTCATCATTTCTAATTTTTCTTGTTCATGAATCATTGATGGATTTTGTAGTTCTAAATCAAAATTAATTAATTCAGCATCATCAAATCCTTGACTGTATAAATGAACTATGCCAATCTTAGTTAATTCACTTACAATAATTTTTTGAAGTCTTTCAATGGTCCTAGCAAACCGGACATCCTCAGCAGCCAATGTGGCTTTACCTCCACTTAATCCCTCTTCATATCCCAAGAACGCTTTAGGAATCCTAAGACTTGCCATTAACTTATTTCTTAGATATTCAATATCATCTATTTGATCATTATTAGATAAACCGGGAAGAGTTTCAATCTCTGTACCACTATCACCACCACGTACTGGTAAAAAATAATCTTCCGTGACAGACTCTACATTATATTTTAAATTATACTCACCTGTTGTCTGATCGATAACAGGAATTTTCTTCATCTTATTAATAAGTTGTTGCATAAACTGTTCAACTTCTCTTGGCGGTATATTCCCAACATCAATCTTAAAAATACGTTTTTCAGGTGCTCTCATGATACGATGTATCAACATAGCATCTTCCATAAGAGTTAATTGTTTAAATATCTTTCTACCACCTTCAAGTAAAGACCTACCATATGGTAAAAAATTAGTATCAGACAAAAGTCTAAAATGTGCCATCTCATAATTTTCAATAATTTCTTTTTTATCATCTTCAATTTCAAATTGAATAAGTTGTGGATTTGCTGGGTCGTGATCTTCTAATCTTGTAATATCATATGCTGATACAGGATTAATATTAACCACTCCATACTTATCAACAATATCTAATCGTAAATAAAAATCACCATATTTAGTCATATTACGAATCCAACTCCATAAATTGAATTCTATATTAATAATATCATAATATAAGTTATGTAAAATTTTATTAACTTGACTGTTCTCAGTTCTTATTTTTAAAATCTCACCTTCAATATTATCAACAGTAGATTCATCTGAATAAATATCAAGAGCCGAAGCAATAATCGGGTCTTGATCCATGAGTTCATAATCCCTAAACAAATCATGTTTACGAATTTCATATGCTGCTCTTCTATTTTGTGCAACTGAATATGGATTTGAATATGTATTCTGCATCAACCGTTGATACCTATCAATAAAATTTGATGTCAAACTCGTTTGTGTAAAATCCAAATCCTTAACAATTAATCTATCATCATCAGTTTTCCTAATAATAACATTAGATTGAAACAATCTGCCAAGTCTTGTAAAAATATTATCTGCCATAATTTACCCCAATAACCAAGTTAAATCTTCTTTTTCTCCCTTAATATCCATTTCCCAGGGATTTTCTTTAGGCCTATTTGGTGTCATAATAGGCTCTCTTTTATTTAAATTTCCAATTGAATTCACTAAACTACTCTGAAATTCAGAACGTTCTGACTGTATTCTTATTGCAGTATCTCTTATCCACAATAAAATAGAATAAGACATTACTAAATCATCATTATACCCATCAAGAGCTTCCATCTTTGAATTCTTATATATAAATACAAAAAGTTCATCAATTAATCGTGTTGACTTCAAATTGACCATTTTCTCTCGTGTATATTCTTCCATTTTTGCTACAACCAATGGTTTAGTTTTCACTGTAGTAGTAAAACCTGGAATTTTATTTCTATCAGTATGTCTATATCTGTTTGTATACTGCTGTTCAACATCTACAATCATATGATCTTTATCTTGATAAAATAAATTTTCATAACCTCTATCAATAATAGTCTGTAATGTTGCCCATCCTATATTATTATTTTCAACAACCAATAAAGCATCATTATATTTTGTAGAAAGTTCAATTAAAAAATTACCAAATTCGGTTGTTCCTAATTGACCTTTATATTCAGCTACTTGTGTTAATGACTCTAATTCAAAAACTTGTGCTGCTGAATAATCAGTAGCATCACCACGAGCCACATCCGCACAAATTAAATATTGTTTTGAATAATCTGGATATTCCCATATCCACAAATTTCTATCAATCCCACTTTTCTCTGTCGGCTCACAACACATATTTTCTTTATACCATTCTAATATTTTTGGATCAACAATCGATTGACCTGAACTTAAAAANTCAGCATCACATTCTTGAGCTGCCTTTGTTGGTCCTAAAATAGTATTTTGTTCATTTCTCCAATTTTGATCTCTTTCTGGATGTTCAGACCAATGTAATTTTACCGTATGAAATTTATTTAACCCATCCGTCGCATCTACCCAAGTTTTNTGAAACCAATTNCCAACNCCATTTGGTGTAGATATAGCTAAACAATCTCCACCCGTAGCCAAAGTCTGTTGAGCAGCAGTCCATATCGTATCAATTCTTTCTATAAAAGCGGCCTCATCAAGTATCAATAAAGATAGTGCTTCAGAACGACCAGCAGATTCATTAGATGCAATTGCTTTTATTTGTGATCCATTTTTAAATGTAAGCGACAATTTATTATTCTCAACAATCTGAGTCTTTAACCATGATGGTAAATTATCATACATAATACGAACTTTAGTAACAAGATTTTTTGCAGTATCTTTTGCAGTAGCAATACACAACACATTCTTATCATTTTGAAATAACATCAACCATAAAGAATAAGCAGCAGTAAGTGTTGATATTCCCAACTGACGTGATTTTAAAATTACATTATAAGATTCTTCTTGATATGTTTTTAACACTTCTTCTTGAAAAGGATATAATTTAAATTTAATCTTTCCACGCTGTGGATGTTGAATTACACAAAACTTATTTATAAAATATGATGAATCTTGAACACATTTCACATATTCTTTTTTAATTGCTTGTTTTAAATTACTCATTATAATTCTTTATATTTTCATCTGATAAAGCATTAGCAACACTTTTATCAAATGGATTAGTATCTTTATTTAATTCCATTTCTGATTCATATTCTTTTAATACAGTTTCCCATCGTTTTTCTTCCTGTTCCTTTACCCAATTTTGCCACTCACCTTTTCGATGTAAATCTGCTTCAAATTCTAGTTGACAATAATAACATCTCTGCATTCTATTGTATGTATTCTGGTCAATATCTTTTAATATTAACTTTTCACAATCATTACACTTATCAAATCCTCTTGGTGGAACTTTAGTAATTTGTTTTCTTTTACCATTTTCTATCTTCCACTTACGTCCATTATGGTCTTCCCATTCTTCACCTTCTTTTCGTTGTAAATCTGTTTTAGATTCATATCCAATCTGTATTGGACGTTTATAAACACCCTTTACCATTTTTTGTATTTTTTCTATATTACTCATTAAAACGTCATCATGCCTGTTATTTGATTAATAGGAGCAAATGCACCTGTAAACTTGTAAACCTTTCCATTATATTTGAATAC